ATTTGAGCTTTCTGATCTTGTGTCAGTCCGGAGAAACCTTTTCTCAGATCCACCATGATCTCATTCAGAGATTTCATAGATCCGTCACTCTTTGTCAGAGATATTCCAAGGGCATCCATAGCTCCCTGGACTTCCTTAGTCGGTTTCGCCATTCTGGTAAAGATGCTTCGCAGAGAAGTACCTGCCTGGCTCGCCTTAATTCCGGAGTTAGCCATCAGTCCGATTGCTGTAGCACAATCCTCCGCAGAGAACCCAAGAGCTCCGGCAACTGGTGCAACATACTTAAATGTCTCTCCCATCATGCCTACGTTGGTGTTGGCATTGGATGATGCTTTTGCCAGGATATCTGCAAAATGCGTAGAATCCGATGCGGATAGCCCAAAAGCCGTCAAAGCATCGGTAACAATATCACTGGTTGTTGCCAGATCCTCTCCGGAAGCAGCCGCCAGGTTCATAATACCTTCAATACCGTCTAGCATGTCGGCAGTTTTCCATCCAGCCATCGCCATGTAAGAAAAGGCATCCGCCGATTCAGAAGCACTAAATTTCGTTTTAGCACCCATCTCTTTTGCTTTATCCGTCAGGCTTTTCAATTCATCCCCGGTAGCTCCGGATATTGCTGCCACATTGGACATAGACGATTCAAAGTTTGCTCCGGTTTTGATCGCCGCAGTTCCGATCCCCACTACAGCTGTTGCCGCTCCTCCGATGATCGCAGTTGTAGCTTTTAATGCAGTGGAAGCACAGGAACCAATTTTACTGATACCGTCCTGGAATCCAGAAGAATCTATGGAGGTATCAAATTTTAGTGTGCCATCATAGCCCAATGTTTTCACCTCACTTTAAGGGCAAACAATGGATTATCGGCTCATAATGGCACTACTTAATCTGTTGTCCGTATTTAATTTTCACTTCAAAAACATTAGAGCACTTTCGCCCTTTACAAGCTACTTGCACTCCCTTACACTCTGCCTCCTCAGTAAAAAAAAGAGGCATCCGATACCCACATGCAGGACAAACCACCTGGGTATACTTCTTTCTGTCTATTTTCAAACTATGCAGCCACCTCCTTATACCAATCCGGTAAGATCTCCGCCATGTAGCAGAGCTTCTGTCAGGAGTTCATTTGCCTCTCTTTCGGCATCCGGGATAGGAAGGGCGTGTACAGTCTGCATTTTCTTGTAGAACTCTCTCTGTTCCTTAGACATCGTGGAGGTTATGTTGATACTTCTATACCCCATGATCTTTACAAACTCCGTGTCCTCTCCCAGTGCCTTAAATAAAGCCCTGAACTTCCACCAGTGAAGATCTTCCACATCTTGTAAATCAATACCGTATTGCTCCAGGAAAGCCGCATAGATATAGTCATCGTCATATTCAAATGAGTATACTTGCTTTGATCCGCTTCCTCCGGATCCTGAGCGATCGCTTTCGGTTTCTCTGCCGCATCTGTAAAACCAGATCATTTTCTCGACCGCTTCTGTCATGTTCTGTGGAATCTCCGGGTAATAAAGTTTTAACCCCTGAATAAGTTTCTGACGTTTTCCCACCTCATCGTCCTGCATGAGTAATTCAAACAGAATAGAAATGCGGAAATCGGAATTGATCCGATACTCCGCACCGTCTATTTCTACTGTTTCAGGAAGCACGTCCAGAATGATGTTAGCCATTGTTTACGGCATTAAAATTGTTTCTGTTCTGGTGCTTGTTTTTGCCACCTTTTCTCTGTTCGGCTCTTCTCTGCTGTCTGTTCTGCACTCTTCCAGATCCGTATTTTGCTGAAAGATCATCCATAAAGGTTTTCGCCTCTCCAGACAATGCAGTTACCTGGGCGAATCCCTCCATACGGATTCCCAGGTTATTGTTCTTGTGGAACACCTTCTCGGCTGTTCCGGCTCCAAACAGTTTATCGAAGTATTCATTTACGCAGGTACACTGATATCTCATTCCATCAGCCGTTGATAAGCCTTCATACGCATTAGGATCCTGGATCTTTTTCACGATCCATTTATTCAAATCCTCGAATTTTTCTACTACGTCTGCATCCATCAGATCCAGTTCAAGATCTACTCCGTTAATGGTTACTTTACTCATTTTTCTTTACCTCCTGAATTAAAAATCAGCAGCTCCCTACTCGGTAGCCGCTGTGAATGTTTTTGTCTCCGTATTGAATGTACCGAGGATCGGATCCCCAACTGCATTCAGGTTTCCTTTGACAACCTGCTTATTCTCTCCGGAATAATCAGATACCTCGCATGAAACAAGGAATTTTCGTGCTTCAAATTCGTTCTGACCTGTTCCTTTGTTCCAAAGTTCAACTCTTACATACTCAAACTCTGCATCGGATCCGGTGTAATGGTTTCTTCCAACCATGTAAAGAGCGTCAACGGCTTTTTCCTCCTGGATGTGATCAGCTTCAAAAGGAAAGCTGGTTTCATATCCGGTCACGGAAGAAGAAGAACTCTTCTCGTTGACGTATTTCACAGATTCCGTCTGTGCTCCTGGGCTTTCGTCCAGGGTAGTAAATCCGGTTCCCATGAGTGCATACTCCGCTTTTTCAGCAGTGCCTACATTCAGGTAATCGGCAATCATGTGACGCATTACTGCTGTTCGTTTTGACATTCTTGTGCTACCTCCTTCTGGTAAATCAATCTTAACTGTATCTGGTATCTGGCGTTTCTCATGGATCCATCAAACATGTACCCATTGGAAAGCACTTCTATCTTCTCCGCATAGCAATTTTCCGGAAGATCCGGATAAATCTCTTTACGGTTCTGATCCTCGATCCAATTTGCGAATTTCTCATAAAATGCGCTGTTCTGGATGTTCTGGATCCGATCCATGGAGTAATACTCTCTGCTCCCAAAATTAAATTGATACTGCTTCACTTCGTCCCCATTGACGTAACGTTTGATAACAGGATCAAATACTCCGGTTTCGATCGTGTACTCCACAGCCTGATCCCCCAGGGCATCCACACGGAATACCCCATCTTGCAAAAGAGGGCATGTCGCAATATGTTCGACAATGCCCTCCAGGATTGAATCAGCCATGCTATCCTCCTATTTTCCTTGCACCTTCCAGGATCTCAGCTTTCTCAGCCACCTTCATTCGTTCAAACCACTTGGCTCCTCTATTCGGATCATAAGCTCTCGTTTCGGAAGTGTCCCAGTATTGTTTTCTGGCGTATGGTGCAATATACTCCACAATTCCGCTTCCTACTGTGGTTCCCAGTTTTCCGGATTTTTCCAACGTTCCAGTTTGAAAAGGTACTCTGGGGCTGCATCTTCGCAGCACCTCAGAATCAACGAATTTCTGCATCCGGGTAAACTTCTGGTTTGTTTTTGGAACAAATGAAGAATCCCACTTTAGTTCTGCTTTCCCGTTCTTTCCCTGGATGATAACGCCTCTCGGTGTCGTGATCTCCTTAAAAGCCACTAAGCACCACCTACTCTCCAGTGTTTTACGGCATCGGATCCCCTCCGGGTGTTGTCTGCATACTCGGTAACATGAACGATATCACGATCATACTTGAAAAGATCCAGGAAGTCCCGGATCCGTGACGATGTAATAACTCCACTGCTGAAATCAAAATCATCAAACTTCCATTCTCCATTATAGAAAATGGTTCCGGTAATGATGTAACAGCCTTTCTGCAACGTCCAATGTTTCTTAGCCTCTTCATCGTCTAGGAGCTTGTATTTGTCCTCTGAGATGTATGTCCGTGAATCCTGCACTCTGGCATTTACTGGGATCCTGATTCTAAAATGCAGATTCTCTTCACGTTCTGAGGCTGATCCTCCGGAAGATCTCGCATCCACGAATGATACCTCCGAAATGTTGGTAGGGATAAAAACCTCCCTCCGGGTTTCTTTGTCCAGGCGAAGGTTAAAAATAGTGATGTCCTGGTTTGTAATCATACTTCCTTGACCTCCCTCTGTACGTTAAGCCAGTGCCGGACAGATAGATCTTCATGTCAGCGATCACTTCCTGACGCATATCTGATTCTTTCCCGGCATCAGCGTATGATACCGAATATCCATCGTTGCTCTCAGACTTCAATTCCTGGTTCCGGAGTTTTTGGTATGTGGAGTATTTCTCAACTGCACAGCATATCGCATCTTTTACGCAGTCAGGGATAACCTCCAGGCTCCTGATCCGTCCGAAGGTTATTGTATCTATCAGAGCCGTAGCCCATTTCAGATTCTGCTCAAAAGTGGTTTTACTTGTCTCTGTACCTCTGTAGTCCTTGGAATAGTAATCATAGTCAACGTATGGCTTCTGTATAGCCTCGTCAGACATTTTTAATACACCTCCCGTAGATTTTCCCGTCTAAACAGGAAAGAACCTCTGAGGCTTATTTCTCAGCCTTAGAGGATGCCTTTGTAGTTTTCTTTGTTTCTGGAGCTGGTGTTGCCGCCTGTTCTGTAGCACCTGCAGAAGCAATCTGGGCTTTCAGATCCTGGATCTCTTTCTCTGCCTCAGCGTTTTTCTTCTCCAGATCCTCGATCTTCTTATCTGCATTTTCAGCATACTTGGAAGCCTCCTCCAGTTTTTCTTTCAGATCCTGGATCTCTTTCTCTGCCTGTTCCAGCTTTTCGGAAGGTTCTACGTGTTCATGGATCATATTACCGTCCATGTCTGTGATCGTATATCCCAGGGCAATATATGTTTTCTTCTTTTCGTCCGGGATCTTTAATACTCTGTTTGCTTTTCTTGCTTTTAACATTATTTCTCCTTTCTACGGGAAAAGAGCCGTTTCCGGCTCTCTCCCATAACAAACATGGTCCAAATTATGCGTGTTTTGTAATGTTGAATGCGATTGCATTAACCTTATTTGGAAGCAGGAATACGTCCTCAAAGGATTCCTCGAAGTATTCCCACTTACCCTCAGATCCTGCAGACGGAGGATCCAGCTGTGCGAACTCATAGTTTGTAGGTGTAATGACTGCCAGTGGATGTACCAGGCACATGTTGATCTGATCTGCTGTAGAATCAACTTCCCAACCCTCTGTAAAGTCGTATGCAGTTTTCATCATGTCAGTAGGCACACTGTCCGGGATCTCCACTTCGTCAATGGATGTGATCGCTCTCTTTAATGCTTCAGATCTCTTGGACACGTCAATAGTCTTGACGATTGCCTTTGCATTGGTAATGAGAGTACGGACATCCGGAGTAACGTAGAGAATACGTCCAGCTCTCGGAACTCTCGCATTGTCCATTGCAGTCATCATCTTATCGAATACGTCAAGGACATTATCTGTTGTGAGGACTGTCTGATCTGCTGTCTTGCTCTTTGCAGTGTAATCCGCATACAGTTTGGAAATGAGATAGCAGTTCATTTCTGGGAACTTCTGCTCCTCATTGAACACTCTTGTAATGTTCGCAATGGAGGCTACCTGGTTTGTTTCCTGGATATCACGAGGATGAACCAAAGTGCTCCATGTTCTGTGGTTAGTTACCTGGAGTGGTGTCCAGGAGTTGTTGTAGTTACGTTTCTTCTGACCGATTGTGTCTCTGTCTCCGTCCACACGTCCGGTTGTAGTGATAGTCGGGATCTCAATCACGTTTGAGTTTACCCAGCGGTATCTTCCGTTGTTCGGTGTTGCAAAAAGAGCACCGAAGTAGAGTACATAAGGGAACTCCTGCTCCAGTGCCTGCTGATATTCTTTAGCATAATTTAAAGCTGCCATATTCTGTTATCCTCCTTAATTTTCTTTAGGCTGTCTTAATCTGTTAAAGCCCATGTTCAGGAATGGGTTCTGATTTC